TTTCAACTCGGTGCCGTGCATATACACTTGGCACTGAGTAAAGTGCATGGGCTTACTCTTGGCTACGCCATTTTTCTCTAGGTCGTTGAACGACTTTAGACTATGGGTTTTGAACTCCAAAACGTGTTCTGTTTTTGGCGCACCAGGTACGCCCTTGCCGATACCGTCTAGGCTACCGGATACATGACTTCCAAAGTCAACCCGTCGCTGGGCGCCTGATACCGTCATTCCAATAGAGCGTAGGTCACTGATAATGGTGGCCTCCTCGTTAAATCCGCGCCGGAACAAGCGCAGGATGCGGCCCTTGAATTGCTCTTGCACCGCCCAGCGGAAACTTAGCCAAAGCCACCGTTCGCAATGGTGGCCCAAGGTACTGCACCCCATGTGGGCGCGTGGCTTCTCTAGCCGTGCTTCATGGGCTTGGTCGATCAGGGAAGTTATGGTAATCTCTGGTTCTGGTATTTTCATGTGTGTTCTCCTTGTGATTGACCCCGCCCTAATCAGCGGGGTCTTTTTTTGCTTACTTCTTAGCCCAAGGTGGTGCAGCCTTGGCAGGTGTAGTGCTAGGTGCTATAGACCAGAACGGCACAGCGGCAGCAGGTGCAGCCCCATTCAAAGCCCGATAGCCCTTGATCTCGTTGCCTGCATACTCTCCCGTCTTTACCGACAACTTGATGGCTAGATTACCGCCAATCAGTTGGTCAGTGTCCGACACCTTGCCAAGCCCAATGGCTCTCATGATCTCGCCAAGCTGCTGGCGTCCGATTTCTTCCGCTTTGGTTGAAGCGTTCTTGATGTTCAGGTTTCCGAATACCACGCGACCTTGGTGGCTTGGGCCGGTGACGGTGTACTTACAGGCAATGTACTTGCCGTCACCGGCTTTGGTTTCCTTGACCTCAGCGCCCGTGATGGTGGCGTTATACCAACCCTCTGGCAGTGGTTCAAAGTTGCTGGTGCCTTTGGGCAGCGTATCTACGCTAAATTCTTCGTCTAAAAAAGCCATGATTAATCCTTAGTGATAGTAAAAGTGGGGCGTCCAGGTGTGGACGTTATTGCACCAAGCAAGGGCTGGGTTACAGCGTCAGCCGCAGCACCCCATGCCTTTGCATTGATCTCTGGTTTCCAGCGGAAAAGGCTGGATAGGTGTTCGGACAGACCAGCTTCAGCGGCCAACACTTGCAACTTTTCGGCGTCAATCTTTTTGTTGATTCGACCTTCCATCTTGATTACAAAGCCGGTGTCCTCTTTCTTTAAGGTGCCGTCCAAATCTTTGGGAACACCGAAGTGGATAGCCAACTGATCTTCAATGTCGCGGCGATCAGCCACTGCTTTGGTTTCTGTTTTTTTGGCGTCTAGCCATTGTTGGTATAGGCTCATGATGTCACCTTTTCCAAAAGATCGGCAATGGCCTCTTCTTCAGTAGCGCCGTGGCCCAGCGCGTCGCCAGGCTCGTAGCCATCAATATAAGCTTCCCAATCAAAGTCGCGCACAGGAATGGGGGGGTAAACAAAAGACGTTTTGATGTTCATGGTGTGTACTCCAGTGCTTGCAGTTTGCTGATGCGGGTGTTGATCTCCATCACGGTTTCGTTGTAGTCGGACATTGCTTTTTCTTTCTGAGACTCCAATGCAGCGATTTTTTGCGCTGTTGCGTCGTAATCATCTGGCACCTCAACTTCAATTTCTTGCTCACCTACAAATGTTCGATTTTCATCATCGTCATATTTGTAAGAAAAAACTTGGTAAATGCCTTTATCCTGCCAAGTGTATTTTAGGAAGTGAATGTAAATGGTGGTCTTAATTTTCATGCTACACCGCCAATCTTGGCAATGATCTCGCCCAAGTCAGGCGCTTCCCATGCGCTTAGTTTTCCACTACGGTCTTTGGCAAGCCATAGTCCATCGCTATCGCACATCAAGGCACGTTGGGTATTGCCCTCGGCATCCTTTTCCACCCGCAACGCCAGCACTTCGTCAAAGAAGTAAGGCAATGCTTGGCCGGTCTTGTTTCCAGGCATCGAGGGGCTGTACAGTACCCGCCCCATTTCGTCTTGGGTCTTTTCTAGTTTGGCGGTCATAAGCACATGGCGACCAGGAATGTCGCGGAATGCGCGGATGATGTCGGCCATTTGCTCTTGCATAGCACCGTATGCAGCGCGTGGGTCTTTGTTGACCTTCTTCTCATGGTTTAGGCAGACTTCAGCAATCTCGCTAATGCTATCCAGCGCCACCGACTTGTGGTCAGACTCCAGTACCCAAACGTAAGCCTCACGCAGATCGTCCATCGAGGCGATCTCGATATAAGGCAGATCAGCGTCCTGAATGGACAGCAACCCACCTTCCGCAGACAGAACCACGGGGTGTGGTAATGTCTTGATTAAGCTGGTCTTGCCAGCCCCTGCTTGCCCGTAGACGAGCAACTTGACACCATTGGCACTGATGCCGCCTGTGCGTTTTAACGATATAGCCATGTGGCTTTCTCCTTCTGGTTGCGCTTCCGTCTGGACTCAGTTCGAAGCGTGGTTGCATCTTAGCACAGCTTTATGCTACAGTGTCAACAACTTTTTAACAAAGGATAAAAATAAATGTCAGACCTCGCAAGTATCCTTGGTGGCCCTTGGTCGCCACCGGCACAAAAACACATCGAATCACCAGAGGATCAGCTAAAAGACGCCATGCTTGGCGCAGGGCTAAAGCCACCAGAGGCTATACACCTAGACGGTAAAGTCCACCGCTTTAACAGTGGAACCAAGGGCGAAAAGGGCCACGACAAGCCTGGTTGGTACATAGCCTTTAATGATGGCGTACCGGCAGGGCGCTTTGGCTGTTGGCGCTCTGGCGTAGAACTTACTTGGAAGGCAGACATAGGGCGCAGCCTGACGGTAGCAGAGGAAATGGCGCAGTCGCGCAGGCTCTCAGAGGCCAAGGCACAGCGCGATGCCGAGCAAGCCAAGACCCGCGAAGTGGCCGCGAATACTGTAGATTTAATCTGGTCGCAAGCAGGTGCCGCAAGCCCAGAGCATCCCTACCTACAGCGCAAGGGCATACAGCCCAATGGCGCACGAATCACGGGTGATGGACGTTTGATGGTGCCTCTGTATAACTCGGACGGCGAACTCTCCAGCATCCAATACATTGCTGGTGACGGTGACAAGAAATACCACCCAGGTGGGCAGACCGGCTCAATGTTTTGGCTGGTTGGCAGCATGGATGACGCCAGCACTCTATACATTGCCGAAGGCTTTGCCACAGCGGCCACCATTGCCGAGGTCACAGGCCAGCCTTGCGCGGTAGCGTACAGCGCAAGCAACCTAGTGCCGGTGACGGGAATTTTGAAAGCAGCACATCCAGCACTTGACATTTGCATTGTTGCCGACAATGACGTTAGTGGTGTAGGCCAGCGCTACGCCGAGCAAGCCAGCGCAAAGTTTGGGGTACGCATGACAACACCGCCGATTGAAGGTGACGCCAATGATTACGTCCAAGCAGGGCATGACTTAGCACTGCTTTTAAAGCCCCAAGTGGCAACGGACTATCTAGTCCATGCTGATGGGTTTTCGGAGCAGCCTGCGCCCATATCGTGGCTTGTGAAGCACTGGATACAGGACAAGGCATTGGTGATGGTGCATGGGCCTAGTGGTGGTGGCAAGACGTTTGTTACCCTTGATTGGATGCTGCACATTGCCAGTGGAAAAGCAAGCTGGTTCGGCCACAAAGTTAGGGCAGGAAACATGGTGTATTTGGCCGGTGAAGGGCACCACGGACTGCGAAGCAGGATTGCAGCATGGAAACACCACAACAAAGTCACTAGCTTAAATATGTGGGTTAGCAAGTCAGGTGTAGACCTCAACACGCCCGAAGGATATTTGAAGGTGCTGGAAGCGGTCAGGGCGCTCAAGATCAAGCCAAGTGTGATTACCGTAGACACTCTGCACCGCTTCATGGCCGGTGACGAGAACAGCGCCCAAGACGCCAAGACCATGTTAGATGCCTGCGCTGCGCTCATGGAGGAGTTTGGCTGCACCGTCATTCTGGTTCACCACACGGGCGTATCAGACGAAGCCCAACACCGTGCCCGAG